GCAACGGCGCCGTCTGGCGCCAGGACATGATCTACATCAACCCGGACCTTCGCTCCCGAGGCGAGAAGGACCCGACCGTCGAGGCCCTGGGCATCGGGCAGCAGATCTACGGCGCCCGCGCCGACCTGATCATCCTGGACGACTGCGTCGTCTCGGAGAACGCCCACGAGTACGAGAAGCAGATCCACTGGATCCAGAAGGAGGTCCTGAGCCGCCTGGAGCGCACCGGCAAGCTCCTGGTGGTCGGAACCCGCCTCATGGCCCAGGACCTCTACTCGGAGCTGCGCAAGCCGATCTGGTACGCCTCCGGCGTCAGTCCCTGGACCTACCTGACCCAACCGGCCGTGCTCGCGGCCGACAGTGAGGATCCGGAGAACTGGATCACCCTCTGGCCGTACACGAACGTGGAGCCGCAGGACCTCGGCCAGGGCGTCCCAGATGCCAACGAGGACGGCCTGTGGCCGATGTGGGACGGACCGGCCCTCTTCGAGGTCAAGTCCTCGATGTCGGCGGAGAACTGGCAGCGGGTCTACATGCAGGCCCAGATCTCCGAAGCGATGACCTTCACCCAGTCGATGGTGGACGGATGCACGAATGAGCTGCGGGTGCCAGGACCCCTTGTGGAGGGTCGCCGGGGCCATCGGCCCGAGGGTATGGCTGGACTGTATGTCATCGCAGGGCTCGACCCCGCCCCGACCAACTACACCGCCGCCGTCGTCATCGGCGTCGATCGAACTACTGGTCGTCGTTACCTGCTCGACGTGTGGAACAAGTACTCTGCACTACCCTCTGAGATCCGGGACCTAGTCAAGAACTGGACGATGCGCTACGGGATCATCGAGTGGCGCATCGAGGAGAACGGCCTGAACAAGTACATCAGCCAGGACGAGGAAATCGTCCGCTGGTGCCGCTCCCGTGGGACCGGGGTGTTCGGCCACCTGACCAACCAGAACAAGTGGGACTCCCAGTTCGGTGTGGCCACCATGGCCAACCTGTTCCTGGGCTACCAGACCGGGTCCTCGATGATCGAGCTGCCCTCCCGGCGCAACCACGCCGGGATGCAGGCGCTGGTGGAGCAGCTGCTGACCTGGTACCCCACGCCCGGCCAGAAGCAGATGCCGACGCAGGACTGCCTGATGGCCCTGTGGTTCGCCGAGCTGCGCGCCCGCAACATCGCGGACGAGTGGGACCAGACCACGCACCTGGACTCCTCCTTCCGCACCGAGCGGGACCGCGAGCGCCAGGTGGTCATCGACGTGGACGCCTACCTGGCCCAGCAGCACCAGGGTGCTGGCTTCATCACGCTGGACGAGTGGTTCGCCAAGAACCCGACCTCGGCCAACCCTGCCACCTGGAGGTGACAGTGCCGACCATCTACGGTCCCACCTGCGCCTTCTGTGGCACCGTCATGGGCATGAACATCCCTGATCGCTTCGTGGGGCAGATCAGCTCGGAGCAGGCCGAGACCCTGCTGGACAAGTACTTCTCGGTGCACCTGCTGCGCCACGTCAACGACTTCCTCTATGGGGAGGGAGGGGTGTTCGCCGATGGGCCGGTCGATCGACCAGGTGGCGGGCTACGTCCGCCAGATCCGCCTGCGTAGCTACGCTCGCGATCAGCGCATGTCCAACGTGCGCGCCGCGCGCTCCGGCGACGTCACCCACATCATGCCGGGCATGCTGCCGGACATCTGGCCCAAGCCGATCGTCTCCAACACGATCGACCTGGCCGCCCGGTTCACCGCCGAGCGAGTCGGCGTCATGCCCACGATCCAGTGCACTTCGGCTACCGAAGTCTCAGACCTCCAGAAGCGGTTCGCCGCCAAGCGCACCCGGATCTGCCACGGCTACGTCGGCCACTCGAACCTGAAGATCAAGCTGATCGAGGCGGCCGACTGGTTCGACACCTACGGCTTCGTGCCGCTGCTGGTCGAGCCGCACATGGGCGACGCCTACTGCCCGCCCGGCCCCCGGCTGCGCTACGAGAACCCCCTGGGCGTCTACTACGACCTGGACCAGTTCGGGCGCACCCGCTGCTACATCAAGGTCTACGAGGAGGACGTGGCCGTCCTCGCGGCCCAGTTCCCGCACCTGGCCAACGCCATCATCCGCGACCCGAGCGAGCTGACCAGCGGCCTGCACATCGAGATGGTGTGCTACATGGACGCCGACCAGCTGTTGGTGTACCTGCCGCAGCGCAACAACCTGGTGATCAGCCGGATGGACAACCGGCTGCACCGAGTGCCGGTGTTCATCGCCGAGCGGCCCAAGTACGACCGCGAATCACGCGGTAGCTACGACGACGTCACCTGGATCTACCTGGCGCGGGCCAAGTTCGCCCAGCTGGGCCTGGAGGCGGCGGAGAAGTCGATCCAGGCGCCCCTGGCGCTGCCCGCCGACGTGCAGAAGATCGCCTTCGGCCCGGACGCGGTGATCCGCACCAACAACCCGCAGTACGTGCGGCGGGTCGCCCTGGAGATGAGCCCGGCCGCCTTCCAGGTGGGCGAGCTGCTTCAGGACGAGGCCATGGTCGGTGCTCGCTTCCCGGAGGGCGCCACCGGCAAGTCACCAGGCTCGGTGGTGACCGGCCGGGGCATGCAGGAACTGATGGGCACCATCGACACCAAGGTGTCCACCGCCCAGGAGGCGATGGGGCACGCCCTGGGTGACGCCCTGTCGATGGCCCTGGAGATGGACCAGATCTTCTGGCCGAACCTCAAGCGCCCCCTGCGCGTCCAGGTGAACGGCACCACCTACGAGGAGTTCTACACCCCCTCGCGGGACATCAAGGGTGTCTACCAGGTGGACATCACCTACGGCATGGCCGCAGGGATGGGCCCGAACCAGGCGATCGTCTTCCTGCTCCAGGCGCGCGGCGACAAGCTGATCAGCCGCGACTTCGCCCTGAGCCAGCTCCCGTTCGACATCAACGTCGATCAGGAGATGGAGAAGGTCGATGTCGAGGAGCTGAACGACGCCCTGAAGCAGGGCATGTTCTCCATGCTCGGCGCCGTCGGCGTCATGGCCCAGCAGGGCCAGGATCCGGTGGACGTGATCCAGAAGGCCGCAGCCGCCATCAAGGCGCGCGAAGGCGGCAAGCCCCTGGCGGACGCCCTCATCGAGGCGTTCCAGCCCAAGTCTCCTCCTGTGGGCTCTGTGCAGCCCGGTGCGGCCCCTCAGCCCGGCATGGGCCCAGCATCGCCTGGGCAGGCCGGTCCCGGCCCCGGCGCGGCACCCACAGGAGGCGCCCCCGCTCCGGCCCAGGCCCCGCAAGGGGCCGGGCCGGGCGGCCAGTCCATCATGCAGATGCTGGCAGGCCTGACCGGCGGCGGCCAGCCGAACCTGACCGCGAACGTGCGGCGTACGGCCCCGGCCGGATAGGAGTTCGATGAACGTCCAACTGGACGCCCTGAAGGCCGCCCTGACGGCCGAGGGCGTCGAGCTGCCGGAAGAGGTCCTGGACCGCGTCTGGCGCAAGCTGACCAACCCCGACGGCTGCGAGCACTGCGGACAGCACGTCAAGGTCGGGGTCAACAAGGTAGTGAATCGGCGCAAGGTCTTCGTGACCGCGTGCTGCGGCACCGAGATCTGAGGAGCACCCATGGGCTACACCCCCGGCGGTGGCCAGGAGATGGCCTCCCCGAGCTACAGCGACGCGACTCCGCCCACGCCGGATCGCCAGGGCGACGCCGCCCCGGAGGGCGTCGGCCGCAACCGCACCACCCCGACCACCTTCGAGTCCGGCCAGCCCCCGGCCGCACGCTCTCCGATCGAGAGCGGCTGGGACTCCCTGGTGGACGTCACCGGCCTGGACGGCGACCTCGGCCCGCGCGGTGGCACTCCGGAGGGCCTGCGCGGCTACCGGCCGGACCCGGTCGGCGGCACCTACAACCCCGGCCAGGGCAAGCGCTGATGCCCGACCTGCCGGAGCGGGATCCGGAACTGGAAGAGGGCGATGAGGCCTTCGAGCTGAAGCCCACCAACAAGTGGGGCCTGGCCGTCATCGGCCTGTCCCTGGTGGCCAGGGTGACCGAAGACGCGGCCGAGATGGTGCAGGACGTCGCCAAGTTCTGGTGCGAGCTGGCCATGGCTGCGGCTGGCCAGAGCAACCACGAACTGCACAAGAAGGAGTTCGCCGAGCAGGCGGCCCTTGAGATCGAGACCCTGACAAGCGGAGCGTACGATGCCAGTACCGGCGAGGCCAGCGGGGGTTAGCGGCCCCGGCCAGTACGCGCGACGCACGGACGGCGGTCCCGCACAGAAGATGCGGGACCTGCCGGACGCCCAGTACGGGCAGGGCGCGACCTTCCGCCAGGAACAGCAGTCTGCGCCGCTCGCACAGACCCCTGGGCCGCCTGGCGGGCCGTCGCCCTCCCAGTACCCCACCAACTCCCTCGCGGACGCCGTGGTGCCCTTCTCGGCCCCCACGCAGCGCCCTGCGGAACCGGTGACCTCCGGTGCGGCCATGGGGCCCGGCGCGGGCCCGGAGGCCCTGGGGATCGCCCCGGAGCAGGTGGAGCAGCAGGACATCAACCGCCTGTCGGCCTACCTGCCGATCCTGGAGTTCGTGGCGAACCTGCCCACCTCCTCACCGGGTTCCCGGCTGTACGTCAACTACCTGAAGGCGAACCAGGATGCCAGCAACTCCCAACTTCCTGGCTCAGCTGCTGGGGGCGGCCCTGTACAAGGTGCAGGCGGACCCGGACCTGCGCCAGCTGGGCAAGGGCCTGGGGCTTAGCTTCGACCTGGCGCGCAACGCTCCGGTCGGGCTGACCTCGAACGTAGCGCACTACCAGAGCGAAGAGACCAGGTGACCTAGATGGGCTGGGGTTGGAACCCGCTGGCGGACGTCGTCCAGGCGGCCGGTGACGTCCAGGGGTTCCTCGGCCGAGACGTCGTCTCCAAGATCCCCGGCGGACAGGCCGTCTTCAACGAGCTGAACAAGCCGTACACCCTGCTGATCTCCCGGCCCGTCAGCACGCTGATCGGCGTGATGAACGAGGCCGACTATGCGGGCGAGAACCACCTGAGCAACACCCCCGGCTACATGGAGCCCTTCCATGCCTCCTACTGGAAGCAGGCCTGGGACCAGTCGGCGAACATCTCGCCCGGCCAGCAGTTCGCCATGGGCATCAACGACATGATCGGCACGACGGGTGCCCTGGACCCGTATGACCAGAACGCCCGCGAGAAGTTCTTCCAGTCCAACTCGCAGGCGGCGTTCGGCTCCGGCCTGATCGATGCCGGGTTCCGGGTTGCCGACCCGGTGGGCATCCTGTCCAAGCGGGTATCCAACAAGGCCGCCGACCTGAAGAACGCGCCGCTGACCGCCGACCGGTCGATCGAGGGCATCATGGCCCGCCCGGACGTGCAGAAGTTCCTCCAGGGCGTGCCAGGCAAGACCTTCACCCAGCTGGCCGCCGACAAGCGCTTCACGGCCTCTCCGGTGCGCTACAAGGCCGCCGCCCTGATGTCGGCCGCCAAGACCCCGGAGCAGGCCGCCTCGCTCTACCGGGTGGCCCTCGGGGACACCGCCGTCGTCGGCAAGATGATGGCCGACCGCGACCAGATCGCGGGCGCCCTGGACAACCTGGACCAGCTGGACCTTGAGTCCGCCAACAACCCGGTGGACAACTCCCTGACGGCCATGCGCGCCCAGGCGATCCTGGCGCCGCTGGAGACCCAGCTGCGCTCAGGCGTGGCCGACTTGGACTACGACGAGCTGCTGGACGCCCAGGGGGCGTCGGCGGACACGATCATCCCGCATGCGCGCACCATGTTGACCCAGCGCCTCAAGGAGCTGGACGCGGCCCGCGACATCGCGGGGCAGATGACCCAGCGCACCCGCGTCGGGGGCATCGCCAACTTCGGCACCAGCGCGGCGGCGAAGCTGTCCATCGCGAACGCCCGCGACGACAGCCCCTTCTCCTTCTCGGTGTTCGACCCGCACACGCTGGTCACCCACGTGCGCGACAAGATCTCCGACCCGCTGGTGCGTGTCTACCAGACGCTGCACGATCCGCGCGCCAGCCGGACCGTCGTCTTCTCGGACGACGACTCGGTGAACGTGGTGCGCTCGATGCTCAACACCTTCAGCGCGCTGGACCCGGCCACCAAGGCCGACATGCTGACGCAATACGCCAAGGCCTCGCGGGCCGACCGGCAGCAGGTGTTCCACAACATCGAGGCCAAGGCGCTGCGGCTGACCGCCGAGCAGCACGGCCTGACGGCCGACCAGGCGGAGACGATCCACAACGAGTACACCTATCGCCGCCAGGCGGGCCTGGAGCGGGTGAAGGGGCGCGCCTTCGGCACCCTGGACCACCCGATGTCCTCGGTGCGCCTCGGTCCGGCTGCGCCGGTCGAGTCGGACGACCACGTGGTGGCCGACCCGCAGCTGATGACCCAGCTTCAGTCGGGCGCCACGCCCGCGATCGACGGGCGTAACCTGGACCTGGCCCTGCGCCGGATGAACGAGACCGGCTTGACCCGCGCCGTGCACACGGCGGGGCACGCCGGACACCAGATCCTCACCGAGGCCCTGGACCGCGTGTACGGGCTCTGGAAGCCCCTCTCGCTGCTGACCGGCCACCGGGCCTACAACCACGTCGGCGACGACGCGCTGCGCTCCATGGCCAAGCTGGGGGCCCTTTCGACGGTGCAGAACTTCGCCGGGGGCGCCGCCAACTTCCTGCGCAACCGGATCAGCTCGATCACCCGCGACCAGCAGGTGCGCAACCTCCAGGCCCAGCGGGACCAGGCGATCAACGACGCCCGCGCGACGCTGCGGGCCAAGAGCGCCCGCTACAACAGCCAGCAGGCGCTGGCGGCCCAGGGTGTGCCCCTGGACCCGGCCAACCAGGTGACGGTGGACGAGCTGAAGACGGCCATGGCCGATCTGAAGGCTGCGCGCTCCGCGCCGAATCCGATCCCGCAGAAGTACCGGCTGGGTACCGGCACCTTCAAGGTGCCCGGCACGCAGATCGAGATGCCGGAGCTGTTCGGCGGCCCGGACGCCGAGTACATGCGAGGCCTGTTCTCCTCGGACCGCACCTTCAACGACCTGTTCGGCGCCGAGGCGGAAGGTCACTACAACAGCCTGGGCACCAGCTCGAACCACGACATCATCGGGCCGCGCGACGGGGACCAGATCCACGCGAACGCGATCTTGCGCTACGTGCGCAACCAGCTGGGCCCGGACCCCGTGGCCAAGCAGGTGCTGCGGGGCGACTCAGACAACGACATCTACAACTGGATGGTCGGCACGGCCAACGGCCGCGAGGTCATGCGGGCGCTGCACATCGGCGATCCGTTCGACCACATCGAGTTCGTCAAGGACCAGATCGTCAAGTACCTGCCCAGCGACAGCTCGAAGGCTGCCGCCCTGGCGGGACGGTACGGGCCGAAGAACCTGGAGCACGACTTCCCGGCGCCGAGCACGCGCCCGGTCGTGCACGGCGACCTGAACCAGCTGATGCACCTCGGTTCGACCAGCAAGAACTACCTGCGGGTCGTGACCAACCGCCTGCTGCGGCTGACCGGCACCCTGCCGGACGACGTACTGGTGCGCCACCCGCTGGCGGCAACCCTGTACAAGACCAACGTGATCGAGGCGGCCCAGCGGATCGTGGCGCAGGAGGGCAAGTCCCACCTGCTGACCTCGGACGAGCTGGACATGGTGCGCCGGGTGGCGCTGAGCCAGACCCGCAAGACCATGCAGGACCTGCTCTACGACACCTCCCGGTTCACGGACGCGGGCACCACCCTGCGGTTCGTCAGCCCGTTCTTCAACGCCTGGCACAACGCCCTGACCTCCTGGTCGAAGCTGATCGCCAGTAACCCGCAGCTGGTGCTGCGCGGCTGGCAGGCGAAGAACGCGCTGTGGAACAGCCCGGCGGCGGTGGACATCTCCACCGGCAAGCCCGCGAACTCCGGCACCTCGATGGACAACCTCGCGTTCGTGATGCACATGCCCACCTCCCTGGCCAAGAGCCTGGGGATGAGCGACCTGAACTACATCCCGATCGCGGCCAGCACCCTGATCAGCCCGACCTATGCCGACTCGATCGGCAACCCTGGCTTCGGGCCGATCGTGACCGTCCCGGTCAACCACCTGGTGAAGACTTCGCCCGCCCTGATCGATAACCCCTTCGTGAAGACGATCCTCGGCGGGCGCATCAGCCAGAACGACCTTCAGGCGATGCTGCCCTCGGCGGTGGACCAGGCGCAGCAGCTCGGCGCCCTGGCGGGCATCAACGGCTCGCCGGACAACGTCGCGTCTCGCGCCTCCCTGATGTGGACGATCTACCAGGAGCAGTACTACGACTACCTGAACGGCAAGCGCCAGGCGCCGCCGAACTGGAACGACGTGGGACAGCAGGCCTCCTGGCTGGCGGCCATGGACGGGGTGGTCAACCGGCTGATGCCGCTCGGCTTCAAGCCGCAGGGCAACCACCGGTTCCTGATCGACGAGTATCACCAGATGCTCGCGGCCGACCCGAAGAACGCCCAGCAGAACTTCTACGACAAGTACGGTTCATCTGGGTTCTTGTTCACTCAGTCGCTGTCCAAGGACGCCTCCGGCATCCCGGCCACGCGTGGGGCGGCCATCGCCTACAAGCGCTACCTGCCCGAGATCAAGCAGTTCCCGGAGCTGGCGGCCGTGGTGATCGGCCCGGAAGGCGACGGCAACTACTCGGACATGGCCTACCAGTGGGAGGTGGCCAACGGCCTGCGGACGTACCAGAGTCCGCAGGAGGCCTTCACCCAGGAGCAGCAGAACCTCGGCTGGACGCAGTACACGAAGCTGGCGGCGAACATCACCGCCCAGCTCCAGGAGCGCGGACTGACCTCCGTGAACCAGACCGGCGCCGAGGACCTGAAGCAGCTCAAGACCCTGTTCGAGAACGCGGCCACCGACCCGTCCAGCAAGTACTACAACCCCGACTGGTACGCGGCCTTCGGCTCGTTCAACCAGAACGCCTACGACGAGCGCATCGTGGCCCTGGGCAAGATCGCCCAGGATCCGCTGCTGCTGGCCAACCCGGCCCGCAGCGACATCCGCTCCCTCCAGGCCTACATGCAGATCCGCGAGCAGGCCAAGGCCTATCTGGCCGGACGCAGCTCGCAGTCGCTGAAGGCGCAGAGCAACGCGGACGTGGCCAACTGGTTCGACTACACCGTGGGCCAGCTGGTCCAGAGCGACACCAAGTTCGCCGGGCTCTACGCCCGCTACCTGAGCAAGGATGACCTGAAGGGCGGCTGATGAGCACTTCGACGTCATCCAATGCGACGGATTCGCAGATCCAGCAGGCGCTGAACGGGGCCTCCGCCGGGGCCCCGCCAGCGGTACCCGGCTACAACTCGGGCCAGGTGGGGTCTTCCACCCTCTCCTCGGTAACGGGCGGCCCCACCGTGGTGGTGGGCCGCTACACCCTGTCGCTGAACGTGGACCCGAACACGAAGGTGCCGGGCAGCTTCAACCCGCAGGGGTTGGGCCAGGCGGCCCTCCAGCTCCCGCCGGGAGCCTTCCAGCAGGAAGCGGCGGCGTCTCAGTCCTACACCGTGGCCCAGCTGCTCCAGCAGTTCTCCACCTGGGGCCAGGACCAGCTGGCCAAGTTCAAGGCGGACGCCTACGCTGCCGGACTGGTCTCCAGCGCGAAGCCGTCGCTGACCGAGACCCTGATCGCCTATCAGGCGGTGGTCGAGGAGGCGGCCAGCCAGGGCAAGCCGTGGCAGCAGCTGCTGGACCAGGCCACCACGGCCGGATGGAACCAGACCGCCACCGTGCACACCCTGGCGGACTACGGCCTGTCCGGCAGCGGCAACTCGGCCACCTCCGGGGCCGGTGGCAGCGACTCCTCGAAGACCACGGAGACCACCTACGTCTCCTACCTGGACCCGGCCACGGCGCAGGGCGCCCTGTCCGACGCCATGTACCGGCTGATCGGTCGCACGCCGACAGCCCAGGAGTATCAGGCCTTCCTGAACTCGCTGTACGCCTACCAGAACGAAGAGAACACCGGCAAGTTCGACACCGTCAACACGGACAAGACCGGCACGGCGGGCGACAGCACGAGCAACGTCACGCAGAACATCATCTCCCAGCGCGGCGTCGGCCAGCGCGGCCTCCAGTTCCTGGCGGGTAACGCGGCCATGCAGAACCCGGACTACGGGCCCTACCAGGCCGCCACGACCTACTTCCACGCCTTCATGCAGGCTCTGACCGGACCGGCGGCGGGCGAGCAGCAGAGCGGCCCGAC